CTTATGTTGGAAAAATTGGAAAGATTGATTGGTCTGCTATTTATGATGGCGTAAAAAATTTAGAGGCACAAGGCGAGGCCTATTGCAGTACAGATGCTTGCGAAATTAAATTTTATTAAATAATATGAAAACAGCATATAAAGATTTCGAATACTTAGGAAAATTATCATTTAAAAAAAATAAACCTAGTATTTTAAAAAATGTTTTTCAGTTATTTTTAAATATTGCTATAATTTATATAGGTAGTAAGATCTATATTGACATTTGGCGTTCTTTTACGGGACACTAATGGTCAACTTAGCCAAATTAAGGAGATAAGGTGAGTTATCAAATAATAAATGTAGCAACAGCAGAAGATCTAGAATTAATCGGTAAATTTGTTGATTCAGTTAAATTTAATACTAAAGAAGATCATATTCCATTACACGACCCCTTATTTAGCCAAGAGGGAATAAATTTTGACATAACTACTTATGGAGATATGCCAAGAGAGGTTGTTTCTATTTTTGAAAAATATGTTTTTGCTATACAGGATGCGGTCAGCAAGATTAGCGGGGTAGACTATGGTCCACCAATCTTAGGAAAGAGTTACATTATGAGATATGTTCCAGGAACAGAAGTTCTTCCTGGATATTCACAAGATAGGCCAAAAAATGTGTTTAAGTCAATAGTAAAATGGAATGATTGCCATGATGGTGGCATATTTAAGTTTAAAAATTACAAAGTTGCAAAAGATTTAAAGGCTGGCGATTGCATAATTTTTCCAGAAACTGAAGATTTTTTAAGAGAATTTACAACTGTAGAAAAAAAACCAATGTTTATATCTGATTTTTGGAATGCTCCAGTTGGAGAATCTCCGTACTCAGGGCTAGACTATAAGGATATTTATTGGGGAAACCCGCTTTGGGAAAACCGTTAATATGATAAAATAGACTAACAATGTCTACTAAATCTAATTTATATGCAGAAAAAATTTTTGCAGAGCACCCAATAGGTCTTTGGTCACTAGATGATAATGCCGACTATTTATCTTTAATTTCGGAAGCACAAAGAAACTTAGCAAGCCTTTGGACGTATTCTGATTCCACAATTACTAATGATGTTTCAGATTTAAATCAGCCATTTCCCAATAGCGTAAAAAATTTAATACAATTTGATGATTTTGTGGGCGCAGAAAAAGAACTTAAATTTACAGGACAAGACCTAATTAGCCTTAATCAGTTAAATTTTGATTTAGCAACTTTAACCACAGGCTGTTATTTTTACACAGAAAGCGCATTTTTAAGATCAATATCAATTGGGTTTGAATATACCGATGTCGCTTCTGGAGAAAATGTTGAAAAAGTTACAGAATATTTTTTTAATATTTCTCAAAAATGGGCATTTGTTTCTCATACATCAATATTTCCAAATCAAAACACTTCTTTTAGACCAATAATAAAAATAAAATTTGAAGGTAACGCTCCATCAACAGATAACTATCAAATTTTTATTAATGGGTTAACTGTTGGCCAGTGCTCTGAAAATTTTAACACAACATCTTTAGGAAAAACAGCCTCTTCTTTTCCAAGTAATATTGAATTGTCTGGGATAGATGGAGCCATAAATTTAAACTCATATGTCTCAGGAATAAAAAATGGCTATTATTTAATAGATAACAACAAATTAACTGCTAAAAATACAAGTATTCCGATGGTGTATGGCTCTGATAGTATTACAAAAATTATTGCAAACAGTGATAGTTCAAAGCCATCTTTAATAATTCCAGGATTTGGTTTTTTAAATGAGACTGGAAAGTATAGGGAATATACAGCAGAAATGTGGATAAAAGTTAACCATGGAGAAAATGTTGGGGCATTGAGAATTTTTGGACCAATTGCATCAAGCGATGGGCTATACGTAGAAGATGGCTTTATAACTCTTGCTATTGGAAAGTATTTTGAGTCCCATTATGTTGGAGAATGGGATAGGCCAATGCTTGTTCAAATAAAACTTTCTCCTAACAACGCTTCTTTATTAGTCAACGGAGAGCAGGTCATTTCATTAAATATTAATATCTCAACTGTCAATTTACCAGTTGAGTTTGCTGAATCTGGCAAAGAACAAGACTGGCTAGGATTTTATGCTCATAACAATCATCAATACGAAATAGATTGTGTTGCTATTTACTCGTATTTAGTGTCAGACATTGTAGCAAAAAAAAGATGGGTTTATGGGCAGGCAGTAGTTTCTCCCGAAACAGTGAACTCGGGCTATGGAGCATCCTCAGCGTACATTGACTATCCTTTTGCAGAGTATGCAGCAAATTATACATACCCAGATATGGGAAAATGGGCTCAGGGAACAAGAGACAACCTTTCTGTCACACAAAAGACTATGTCTTTTCCAAAATACGATTTGCCAACATTTTTTTTAGATGATTATACAAATGAAAAATTTACAAATGACAACAGCCTAATTCAGAATGATGATTTTGAATATTTTACATTTAGACCTAATCAAGACTGGAACAATAAAAAAACATATGCCTATTTTGATAATTTTTCTACAATTAAAGAAGATATTCAAGGAATTGTTAGTGTTATAAAATTTGACGTTACTTCAGAGGATGTTCAGACAATATTTCAAATTTATAATATTGACAACGGAGATTATTTTAAAGCAACACTAGAGGATGATGTTATAAAATATTATTTTTCATATAATCAAAACATAACAACATTAAATGAAAGCGTTCCGGTTTTGGAAGATACATATGTCCCAGTTGGGTTTAATTTAACTTCAATAGTTGATTATTTTGGCTCTAATTTATCAGCATTTTTTGGAAATAAAAGTAAGTTAAAAATTTATTTAGGGGCAAATAATAGTGGTCTTGAAAATTTTAAAGGCAAATTTTTTAAATTTCATATTTTTAGCAACTATAATATTAGTTTAATTCCTGATCTATTTGAATTAAACGGTTTTGCAAAAACAAGCAAAGGAAATGATTTTAGAGGGCACACATCCACCTACAGTTTAATTCCTCAGTTAAAATATCAAAAATTTTATTTAGATACGGCTTCTGCAGGATATTGGGAAGACTATATTCCTTTGTCATATTTTGGCTCATACGTAAATAATACTCGTGGAGAAAAAATTTATAGTCTTGATCTTCTGCAATTTAATCTAGATTATCCAGCCCCAACAAGCCTTTCTTCCACAGAACAGGAATCTGAGTGGGACTATCAAAGTCTAGACCTTACCTATGATCATACCGTCCAAAGGTCATATAGTCAATTAGATAATTCGCTATTTACTGGTTGGGCAGACTATGAAGATGTTGATCAACGATCTATTAAGAAATATTACTACAACACCTCTAACTCTATGATTAGAAGTTATATAAGTTTTCAATACATCGAGTTGGGGGCCAATAAAAATTTAAATGATTTTGATACAGAAAATATTGTTTCACTAAGCAATGACAAGATTTTAAATATTTCTAATTTTCCAAATTGGCAAAATAAAATTTTTGAAGTTGCAGATAATACAATTATTTATCCACCTACTGGTGTAGATTTTAATTTGTTAGCAATTGTTGTACATTTAGATTTTAAAATACAGGGAACTCAAAATAAAAATATAAAATTAAAAAAACTAGAAATTGCTTCTCAGGCATTTGATCACAATAGTGCAAAAAAAATTGGGACAAGGTTTGGAGTTCCAATTTATCCATATAAGAAGACTGGAATTTATTATGATTATAAGGCTAAAAATCCAATTAGCATTTTTAAAGAAAGCGCACCATATTTATATTTAACAAAAAAAAGTGGAGTAGAAGTAAGGGGATCGTTTAGCCCATTTATAAATAGAGGAGTAAGTGTTCCCATAAATAGCAGTCTTTCAAGCAACTACAAGATAAGTGCTTTGCAGATGTGGCTAAGATATAGTTTTGATAAATTTCCATATGGCTCTGTGCAGGTTTTTGAGGTACAGCATAAAAATGACACAATCCAGTTTTTTGTTTCTGCCATCAGTCAACAAGGAGATAGAGGAAAACTATTTGCCATTAATAAATCAAATGGACAAAAAGTAAACGGTCTTGCATTTTATATTAATGGAACTTTAGTAAAAGATCCAGTTCTAGAAGCAAAAGAGTGGTCTGTTGTTGGGGTTTCTTTTGCAAATAGCGTTAATATGGACAACTTCTTGGGATATATAAATTTAAATGGGCCTTTTGTTTTTAATAATATCACCAACTATCAATCTACAGCATTACAAGATATTCAGAGCAAAGTTTATAGGCCATGGCTTAGAGTAAAAAATAATGGATCTTTTGACCTGGAATGGACATATTGGGGCACATCTTATGATTGGGACGGAGTTTTAGTTTTATCTTCTTCCGAATTATACGGGGTAGATCCATCAATTTTATATGAAAATTATACTGGCAGAAATAAAATTGTAATTGATAGCAATACCGAAGATAATTTAATATTTACGGCAGACTCTGTAAAAATATATTCGGATACATCTTGGCAGACACAGGTTGTAAATCCAGTCTAATATGGTATACTGATGGTTATGAATTTAGATAAAAAGAAAAAAAATAGTAAACCTAGGCCCAAAATGAAGGGTCAAATTGGAGAATCTCGTATAAAAGTAATCGATAAATACTATGACTGGGGTCTTTATGTTTATAAACAATCAACCGGAAAATGGTTTACTGATGGAACTGGGTCTGTTTTAAATATTCCTTCTATGAAAGGGGATATATCAAAGATAGCAGAATTAAAAAAGGCGGCAAAATATTATGGAGATCCTGGAGACGGAGAATGCATTTTTGTTCCAGGATTAAATAGAATTTCAGAAGAAGAATATTCAGAACAAAAAGATAGAATGTCTCAAGGTTTAATCCCAAATATGAATGACTTAGGAGCAGTACACGCAGCACAGCAAACAGTAAAGAAATGGGGGTCAGACGACTAATGAGTGAAGAAATGCAATACAATATTGGTGCAAGCATTGATGAGTTAGTTGACATAAATGATCAATTTAAAAAAAGCGATCCCTTTAATAAAACTTGGGATGAGTTAAAAAATTTAACTGGTTTAGATAATAACTTTAAAAGACGTGCAGCAAGAATGTCAAAAGTCGAAGCATCTCCTGCTTACATAGAAAATGCAAAGGCAATTAGTTCTGGACTAGATGGCGCAAAATCAAAAGAAATAAATCCAGGAGTTTTATATAGAAATGCCTATGGTTTGTTTGATGTTATTACTCCGCCATGGAACGTTTATGAGTTAGCAAATTATTATGATACATCCTTTGCTAATCATGCAGCAATTGATGCAAAAGTAGAGAACATTGTAGGACTTGGATATACATTTGAAATTTCTCCTAGAACAATGTTAAAACTAGAATCGTCTATAGACAGTACAGCAACTGACCGTGCTCGCAAAAGAATTGAAAGGTCAAAAATTGAACTTACAGACTGGCTAGAAAGTTTAAACACAGATGATTCATTTACAACAACTATGGAAAAAGTTTATACAGACGTTCAGGCAACTGGAAATGGTTATCTAGAAATTGGAAGAACCACAAGAGGAGAAATTGGATATGTTGGGCACATTCCTGCAACAACAATGCGTGTACGTCGTATGCGTGATGGCTTTGTTCAAATTATTGCAAACAAGGTAGTTTATTTTAGAAATTTTGGCGCTAAAAATTATAACCCAGTTACACCAGACAATCGTCCAAATGAAATTATTCACTTAAAGCAATACTCTCCATTAAACACATTTTATGGAGTACCAGATATTATTTCTGCCATATCCTCATTGCATGGAGATCAATTAGCATCTCAATACAATATAGACTATTTCTCTAACAAGGCTGTTCCACGATATGTTGTTACATTAAAAGGAGCAAAACTTTCTTCAGATGCTGAAGATAAAATGTTTAGATTTTTGCAGACAAACCTAAAAGGACAGTCTCATAGAACGTTATATATTCCTCTTCCTGGAGACAGTGATAATAACAAAGTTGAATTTAAAATGGAACCAATTGAAAATGGAATTCAAGATGGCTCTTTTAAAGAATATAGAAAACAAAATCGTGACGATATTTTAATTGCTCACCAAGTTCCACTATCAAAACTAGGAGGGTCTGATTCTTCAGCAATTGCAGCAGCCCTATCACAAGATCGCACATTTAAAGAACAGGTTGCAAGACCAGCACAACGCCAAATAGAAAAAATGATTAATAAAATTATTCGTGAAAAAACTGACATCCTAGAATTTAAGTTTAATGAGTTAACACTCACAGACGAAATTGCTCAATCTCAGATTCTTGAGAGGTATGTTAAAACTCAAGTTATGCTTCCTAATGAAGCAAGGCAAAAATTGGGATTGCCACAGGTAGCCCATGGGGACGAGCCGTTTCAACTAAAACCACAAGACGCAGCAAATGAGACTGCAGATCGACAAAGAGATTCTGAAAGAACAAATAATCAATCTGACGGGGTAGCAACAGTTTCTGGGAGGAATCCAAAAGGTTCTGGCAGAGCGTCTCAATAATTGAGATATTGTAAAAAAGTGCCCTATACTATATGGTAAGATGATTATAACTAAAGCCCAGTGGAACACTGAGGGCGAGCAACTTCGACTTTCAATGCCTTTTAGTAAGGTAGATAAAGAAAGACGCACAGTTTCAGGTTTTGCTACATTAGATAACGTTGATAAACAAGATGATATTGTTACAACAGAAGCAAGTTTAAAAGCATTTAAAAAATTCCGTGGAAACATTCGTGAAATGCATCAACCATCTGCTGTTGGTAAAATGGTTTCATTTAAAGAAGATAAATATTATGATACAAAATCAGAAAAAATGTATAACGGCGTTTTGGTTTCTGCATACATTTCAAAAGGTGCACAAAATGCATGGGAAAAAGTTTTAGATGGAACATACACAGGATTTTCAATAGGTGGAAAAATGAATAAATGGGATGAAGCATATGACGATCAAGTACAAAAACAAATTAGAGTTATTAAAGATTATGATTTAGTAGAACTATCATTAGTTGATAGCCCAGCAAATCAATTTGCAAATATTGTTTCTGTAGAAAAAGTAGATGGAGTAGATATTGTAAAAGGTATGGATACACCAATTGAAAATGTTTTTTGGGACAAGGAATCTGGAATTGTTATGGTTTCAGAAAATGAATCAGAATTAAGCCCTACCTCTGGTATTCAAATGCAAAATATAGGTTTCGTTGAAAAAACAGACAACGAGAAAACAAGCATGATCAAGTTCTTAGTTGAAAGTGCTAATGGCACAAGTATTTCTAAGATAGACAAGGAGGAAAATCCTATGGCAAAAACAACAAAAAAAGAAGCAACAGAAATTGTTGAGAAATCTATTGCTACTGTTGAAGATGTTCAGGTCGCTCCGCAGGCAGATGCCTTAGTCGAAACTGCTGAAGTTGCAAAATCAGAAGATGTTGCAGCAGAAACAATTTTAGCAACCGAGCAGGCTGTGGTAGCAGAAGTAACTAAGGCAGAAGAGCCAGTAGTTTCAGAAGTTACTAAGTCTGAAGAGGTAGTTTCTGAAGTTAAGACTGAAGAAGTATCTAAGTCTGATGTGGTAATTGCAGAAGCAGTTACAGAAATCAACAATACTCTCACATCAGCCTTTAGCGATCTAGTTGCAACCGTTAAGTCTCTACAAGAGCAGGTTAATGCAATTACAAAGTCAGTTGATGCAGTATCACAAGATGTTATCGCAGCAAAAGACGAGTTTAATGAATTTGGAAAGCGTGTAGATGCCGTTGAAGCAGATACTGCATTCCGAAAATCTGGCGATCTCGGTGAGATTGTTCAGGAACAACCAGAAATGGTTGAGAAATCCCTATGGGGCGGACGTTTCCTCAAAACAGCCGATCTATTTAGATAAATCACTTAGGAGGTGTAATAATGTCGGAAGAAATTAAGAAAAATCAACCAGGTACAAGCGGACAACTTGGCGGAACAACTCCAGGCCTTTACCAAGGTCAGGGTGCATTCGCATCAGGTTCAGACGCAGCATCAAACGTACCAGGAAATTACGGCGATGGTGGCGAACTTGGAAATATTCCAGTTGCACTAGCAGGCGTAACAACAGGCGCAAACGCAGTAAACCCTTCAGGTGATGTCGGAAGCGGTATTCTTCGTCCAGAACAAGCACGTCGTTTTATTGACTATGTTTGGGACGCAACAGTACTTGCACAAGATGGTCGTCGTGTAACAATGAAGGCTAACACCATGGAACTTGAAAAAGTTAACGTTGGTGAGCGTGTAATCCGTGCAGCAGCGCAAGCAGTTGGCGATTATACAAACGCAGGAGCAACATTCAGTAAGGTAGAACTTACAACCAAGAAGATTCGTCTAGATTGGGAAGTTGCAGCAGAAGCACTAGAAGATAACATCGAAGGTGCACAATTAGAAGACCACATCGTTCGTCTTATGACAAACGCATTTGGTAATGATATTGAAGATCTAGCCATTAATGGTGACGGATCAACAGGATCATTCCTTTCAATTATGGATGGTTTCGTTAATAAAGTTAAGACAGATGGAGATGCTCACGAAGCAGAAGTAACAGTTGCAGATAATGCTTGGACAACAGGCGTTATGCAAGACATCATCTTAGCAATGCCACGTAAGTATCGTGCTATCAAGCAGAACCTAAAGTTCTATGCTGGTACAGATGCTTTCCAAGGTATTGTTAAGAATAATGGTACTCTTG